TCACTTACCACTATTGGAAGACTTCCATTCTTCTCCTTCGTCATCATCATCATCCTCGTCCTCTAATTCGTATCCATCATCCTCGTCCTCTTCTACCAGTTCATATTCCTCAAGCACGGTCTCGGCAACCCTTGACATGTAGGAGTCGAGGACCGTCCTGGTTGCGAAACAGAACAGCACCCCTGCCATAGAGGCAAAAGTCATGTCGAACTCGCTTTGGTATCGTTCGACTAGTGCTTCTATGTCATTTGCAAATGCGGTCTGCTGCTGTTTTTCGTCCAAATCAATGAGGGGGGAGCATTTCGCCCCCCCTCAAGCCGGGGTTTATTAAAACTCCGTATCATCTTTGGGAGAAGGTTTTTCTGCCAGGAACCTCCCAATCTGGTTCCTTCGGGTGCCATTGTACTCATCTATTGAGACATTAGCCCAAACCTTGGACCCTTTCATCCGGTTGCACATCTCCTCGTTGACATCCACCTCCGCACCCTCTGAGCCAATCCCCAGTGCTTTGAGCAAGCTCTTCACTTTCCACTCGGTTTTGGGAGTGAACATGAGGTTGCACCACACATGGCATCCTGAATCGTTGTCTCCGAGTCTGATCGTCAACTTGTCATCGCCCTTTTGGGTGACCCCAAACTCATGTTCGATGATTTCTAATTCATAATCCCCAGGGGCAAGTAACTCTCTTGCAGGGCGATTATCCGCATCCTTTGTTAATGTAACTTTTGGCATAACTACTTCCTTCTAATATATCTTGTATCTGGTTTACGCTTGATGAGGCACTCCAACCTGTTCGCAACCTCCTGGGATGCCTCTTTACCCGTGAGGTTGAATTTCTTCTGATACTCCTTGGTGAGCTTCGGAATGCTTACCGAGCATGCCCGGAGAAACTCGTCCTGCCCAAGGTCCATCCGGGCAAACGCCCCAGGGATGTCCTCTATTCCCGGATCACCGGAACGCGAGACCACCCTGACTCCGGGGACATCTTCCCCGTCCTCAATAACCGACTTGGTTACATTTTTCTTCACCCCGGCAATCCAATCCTCAAGTAACTTGCACAAACTGTATGCCTTCCCCTTGTCCTCGGGGGTCTTGAGTTGTGTGAAGTCATAATTCTTCAGTTTCGTTTCCGGGCTTATTTGTTCTAGTGCATTCATGGCAATTTCTGAAAGGGCTGGACAAACGCCGCTATGCTTGCACCAGGTGCAATATTCATTCGGGCTAAGTTGTCCTGTCTTTTTGTTTTCAGTGATCTGATTAACAATGGACCACGCTTCATCATATGAGAGGATGTAAACCTTTCCCCATCTATGCTCGGTATAGATCTCATGCACCCGCATCTCCTTCTTGCCGGTCTGCTGCATCCTGCCGGCAGCGTAATATGCCATCTGAGCTTTATACTCCCGCACCTGGCCGGTCTTGAAGTCGCCAATCTGTTCCCCGTCAAACAGGTCATTGGTCCCGAAACTAAGCTCCTCTCCTGAGTCGTCATAAATATGCACCATCTCCTCGCAGCGAAGTGCCTTCATGTCGAAGTTGTCCTTCACATATTCGTATGCCCAAAGGACACCCGGCAACTCGTCTGCCGGCACCGGTTTGGTCACCTCCTGGCCAGAGCATAATTGCTCCAGGTGATCATGGGCGCGATTGCCCTTGAGCGTTGCAGGAGAGTCCTCGCCGCTGCCGGCAAACCCGCCGCACTTGAGATGAGCAGGTCCACTAGATGGGGATCTAGTTGCGTGATGCTGCATGCGCCTCGGCTTTTTCCTTAAAGGAATCCTTTCTATCTACGAGTTTCTTGGCATTCTCGTCGGAGATGTCCTTCCAGGTCTGACCATTCTTGATCCACTTCAACTCGATCATGTACCCAACTGCCGTGTCTTCCCAACCTTTCAGGACATGGGCAAGAGTGGCTTTAATTGGAACAACAGCAGGATCCGCTGCCGGTGCTGCATCCTTTTCACTCGGGGGCAGGTCTTCTCCTGCGAAGATGTAGTGACCTAATCCGAAGAGTGCCAAGCACTTCACAAGGCACCGCATTGTGGTGTCGCTAATCTGACGCGAGTTAGGGTTCTTAATCGACTGATTACGGTGATCCATAACCGGCAACCACATCCTCCTCCAAACCCCGTTGACACAAACCTTAACCCAGACCGTTGCCGTTCCATCCGGGTGAACCTCGTAAGGATATTGCTTGCTGTCCTCTGGAGTGAACGAATAGGTAAAATAAACCACCTCAAACTGGGAGTCCGGGAACCGATCCATGAGGATCCCCCATGCCCATGCCCATGATAGATAGGTCAATCCCATCTTCTTTTCTGCAAAGTCAGAACAATCTATCTGACTCAGCACATCCCAAACCTCTCGGTACGGGTTTGATTTTACCTTTTTGCTTGTAGCCACTGGTTTTGCTTTTTTATCCATTTTTCTAGTGTATCTGGTTTCCTTAACTGATCTAATCTCACTGCTTTGACAGGTCTGTAATTCCCATACTGCTGGGAAAAACTTCTCCTGTTAAATTCGTCCTTCTCAATCCAGCCCATGATGTTGACAACATAGTAATCGGTGCCGGGTGCCGTCATTACGGCAATGTCCGCTACCATAGGTTTGTTGAAATAAAGTTCCCCGGTAGTGGACCACTTCACATCAATCGATGTATCGTCGCACACCATGTCCACACCACCGTCCCCCCTGGTGTACCCTTCGGCTTGAAGGTCCACATTCAGCAATTTGCTAACCGCAACCTCCCCAAGTGCACCCTCATAATTCAACTGAACATCGTCCTTGCTAGACACCCGCGCATTACTTGTCCTGGTGCCAAACTTCATCATCTGACGAGTGATCGCCAAAAACTTTGCACAAAGTATTTCCGCAGGGGATAGGATCATTCTGGTCATACTGCCATCTGGAGCAACCTGCCAAAGCTCTCGTCGTCCATGTAAAATCTCCAGGGATGGTTGTTCCTCTTGTGGGCTACCACCGCAATCTTGCCCTTTGCATCCCGCACTGCCTGGTCGCAAGCGTCCGGGATTGAAAGTCTCTCGACATTCTTAACCTCAAACATCATCACATCATCCAACTCCTTGCAGACCACATCCGCACCTCCTAGTCCGTTGTACTGGACCCCTCTCTTTGCAGAGGTCCAACCGAGATCGCGTAACCAATCCCTAAACATCCGCTCCCCGCGCTTGCCTTTCTCTCTAGAAAATTTACCCATCAAATCTGCCGCTCAGGACTGTCCACGCTCTTGCTGCTGTTGCCGGGACAACGCCGTTTCCGAGGAGTCGCAACCTGTCCACCCGGTTGGCAGTTGCGTCCACCCCACTGGAACACCCATCAGTTGCTCTGTCCAATTCGGGGATAATCGTTCTTGGTTCTTCCCAGTCGAATTGCGGTTGGCCGGGTCTTGCGGGGAATCGTTGTGGTAAACCGCTCGGGCCAACTGATCCACCCGGCCCAGTCCGTTCCGATCCGGTCTGGTCTTGCTCATCCCCGGCGTGTCCTTCCAATCCCGCGCACTTGCCGTTGGCCAGGATGAAGACTCGCTTTCTCTGGTGGCTCGCGCCGACTTCAGCCGCGCTGAATATTCCCCACGTTGTTCGATAACCGCTTTCATCCAAGTCGCTGATGACTGTGGAGAGTCCAAGCGAGATGTGTCCCTCGACGTTTTCGAGGAAGACTCGTCCGGGGCGAATAACTCGAATTGCTCGTCGCAAAAACGGCCAGAGTCTTCTTGGGTCTTTGGGGTTTCGCTTTCCTGCGGCACTGAACGGCTGGCACGGGTAGCCGCCAGAGATGATGTCCACCAATCCGCGAAACGGGTGTGCGCTGAATGTCTTAATGTCCGTCCAGACAGGTGCCGCATCCAGTTCTCCCGCTTCCATCTTTGCGACCAGGTTCGCGATTGCGAAGGTTTCGATCTCCACATAAGCGATTGTTCTGCAACCCGGGAGAACTCGTCGGAGTCCGAGATCAATGCCTCCGTATCCGGCGCAAAAGCTGAGATGATTTGTTTGGGGACTATCCACATTTATTAAAAAGTTCCATAGTCTCAAGAGGTCTTTCCCTTTTAAAATAATTCTCTAATCGAAGGAGTTGGTTGTGGTCGTCACCGTGTCGGAACCATCCGGTGCCATCTACTGATTCGCACCCGAGATCGTGGCACAACCAAACCCGGTGCAAACTGTTAACCCTTCCCACATGAACTCTCTTGCCAGCATCAAACCATTGATTAAGATTTCGCCACTTCCACTCAGTCGTCCCCCCAACAAAGATCATTTCCACCTCACTAGGAACATCCCCCAGGGTCATCCCATCCTGGACAACCATTGTCATGGGCCATTTATACTTGGAGATCCTGTCAGCAT